TCAAGGGTGGCCGTCCGCCGCTTCGCGTGGTGGGGTGATCTCTCCCTGCTGGAGAGAGCCGGTGTCCAGTGCGAGCTGAATAACCGCTCGCAGGTCCCGCGCAGCGCGGGCGGATATCTCGGATTTCACTACCTGAACCTCAATCACCCCCGTGCGCTCGACGCGCATCACGGTCCGCTGGCCAGGCAGAGACTTGACGCGCTTAACTCGGAGGATCGGCGGGAGTTTCGTCATGGTGCCCCTCTTGCGCTACGCGGTGATATTCGATCACCAGTTCGGTTTGTGGATGACGCGTGATGGTTGTGGGTCTGTGGTGTCAGGCCATCATGCCCACGGACAAGGGGGCGGCCAAGCGATATGGCGCACTTGGCTAAGCGGGGAAGCGACTTGAACGCAAGTCGGCTTCAAGTCATGTTCAACTTAGGGTGAATTGGCCTCCTGCGGAGGCAGGTTCACTCGGCCCTAGGGCGAGATCGGGCGAATGCCTCCACGATGGCCCTCACTTGCTCTCTTTCCGCAGGGGTCAGCTCCTCCATGTGAGCCACGACCGCCCGGGCCTGGTGGTCGCCTGACCAGGTTTCTTGGAGCCCGAGGTACTGGGCCGCCGCAGCTCGCGCCAACTCGGCAAACGGTAGCTGCAAGCCGCGGGCCAGAGACGCCAGTCGCTCGCGCTTCGGTACGTCGCGGAGCTGTCCCAGCTCCAACCGGTTCACCCACGACTCGTTGAGTGACGGGTCGCCTGCGGCTCTCACCACCTGGGCCAGACTCCGCCCGAGCTCCGCGCGCCGGCCTCTCACGAGACGGGACAGATCGTCCCGAGGGGTGGTGGTCATGGTCGCCATCATGCCCTCAATCAGTTTGCCCGGCGTCCGCCGGGGGTCGGCTGGGTGAGTGATGTCTAGCTGGTGAGGGGCGGTGGACACCCCGACATCGGGACAGATTGTCCAGGAAGGGGGATAGTCCGCGCTAGGGGTCGCCTTGAGCGCCGGGACGATATGACCATCCCTCTGGGATAGACATATCGTCCTGCTAGTGCGATGATTCCGATATCCCCGAAGGGGGATGGATCATCGCGGGAGGATCAATGTCCCGAAGGGCGCCCCGTTTTGCCCTGCGCAGCCCCGACCTACTGCGCACCCTCATGAAGCACACCGGAGATGGCACCAGCGTCAGCATCCGCGACCTGGCCACCGCAACCTCGGTGGCGCCGAGCACGGTCGGCGCGCTGCTGACCGGTGATCAGGAGACCCTGAACATCGAGGCAGCATCCGCGATTGCGGACCGGATCGGCGTTGATCTGCTGGTTCTGTGGACTCCCACCGGACGCAGCAGCACCGGCGCGACGCTGCGAGAGGCGGTGGCCTGATGGCCGACTTCAGCTTGGCCGAAGCCGCCGAGGAGCTGCGCTGCAAAGAGCGCTGGCTCCGCGACCACTACCGCGAGTTCCGCCGCCGGGAGTACGGCCGCGAGGTCTCGTTCACGCCAGAGGACCTGGACCTGATCCGTGCGGCGTGCGCCGTGGACCCCACGGCCGGCGTCCTGGATGCCTCGCCCGTGCCGTCGCTGGCGGACTTGCGTCCCGCGACTCGGGTCCGGCGCAGCGCCTGACCCCTCAGCACGAGAGGCCACCCGGGCCTGGGTGACCTCTCCCGACCCACCCACACAGCACTCGCAGAGAGAGGTGGACCGTGTCCACATCATTCCAGACCCCACGCCCGCCGACGGACCCGACCAACATCCCGGCCGCGGCCAGCCTGACGACGTCCAACGGCGTCGTGTGGACGCTCCGCGCCCGTAACGCCCAGGGCCTGGCCCTGTACGCCCCGGCCACCGTCCGGGACTGCCCGCGACTCGTCATGGCCACGGTCGCCGAGCTGGCCGCGCACGGGGTCGTCTCGGCCAGCGACGCGGCGCCCGAGCCCGCCGAGCCGGCCGCCGACGTACGCGCACCGATCATCGCCCGCACCCGCGTCCGCCGCGACGACCTCGACCACGTCCGGGCGCGCGCCGCCGCCGACCGCGAGGCGTACCGCGCCGAGATGGACGAGCGGCTGGCCGCCGAGCACCGCGCGCACGGTGCCCCTGTCCCGGCCTCCGTGCAGGCCCGCATCGATGCCCGCCGTGCCGCCGACGGGCATCGCGAGCAGATCGCCCAGCTCGAGGCGCGCTGCCGCCGGCTTGACCTCGGCGCGCAGACGCTCGAGCGGGAGTGCGCCCGGCTCCGGGACCAGCTCGCCGCCGTCCGGGCGCTGCTGCCCACCACGCCGGCACCGGCCACCGCCGACCCGGTGGCCGAGGCATACGCCGCGGGTGAGATGACCGCCTGGGCCCTGGTTGGCGACGCCCTCGGCGTGGAACTGCCCGCCGCGCGGCCCGAGGGTGGTGACGCCTGATGGCCGCCACCTTGCCGCACGTCGCGTACGCCGAGGCCGTACATGCCGCCCTCACCGCCGCCGGCCTGACCCGCAGCACGCTGGAGGTCCGGTCCACCTACGACCGTGAGCTGACTCTGGCCTGCACGTGGCCGGCGTCCGCCCCGGTGCTCAACCGGGCCCAATGGGCCCGCGGGATGCGCCTGTGGTGGTCCAGTGCCCGCGGCTGGACCGTGGACGACCCCGCCACCGGTGACGCCCGCATCCTGCTGCTGGACGCGCTCGCCTCGCCCGACGCGATCACCGAGGCCGCCATCCTGCTGGCCACCCAGGGCCTGGACGCGGACCTGCCGCGGGTCGGGACCCGGTGGTCCCACGCGCAGGCGCTCGACATCGCGCTGTCCCACTGGGAGGACGGTGCGGCCCCGTGCTGATCACCGTTCTGCTGATCGCCGCCGTGCTCGTGCTGCTGGCCGCGTGCGCCGCCGGGGGCGGGGGTGGTGACCGGTGAGTGACACCGACGTGGTTACCGCCCTGATTGTCGCCCACCTGATCGTCCTGGCCGGGCTCCTGTGGCACCTGCTCGGCCCGAGCATCCGCCGCGCCGTGACCGCCACCGGCCGCACCGTCCGTACCGCCGCCGGCCGGGCCACCACCCGCCGCACCCACACCCACCGCCACACCACTAGGGGAACCATCCGATGACCGACATCGTCAAGTCCGGCGGGGCCCTGGCCATCCGCGCCGACCAGACCACGTGGACCCCGGCGCAGGAGGCCGTCCTCCGCCAGTCCGGCATCGACGACCAGGTGGCCGCCGCCGAACTCTCCGCGTTCCTGCACCTGTGCCAGCGCACCGACCTCGACCCGTTCTCCCGGCAGATCTACCTGATCGGCCGGTGGGACAACAGGCAGAAGCGGAAGGTGTTCACCCCTCAGACCAGCATCGACGGGTACCGGGTCATCGCGCACCGCGCCGCCGCAGCGGCCGGGCACGCCCTCGGCTACGACGACACCCTGTGGTGCGACCCGTCCGGCCGGTGGCGGGACGTATGGCTGCCGGACGGGCCGCCCGCCGCCGCGAAGGTGACCGTGGTCCGCAACGGGCAGCGGTTCTCAGCGGTGGCCCGATACCGCGAGTACGTGCAGACCAACAAGGAGGGCGCTCCCTCCGGCCTGTGGGTCAAGATGCCCGCAACGATGATCGCCAAGTGCGCTGAGGCGTTGGCGCTCAGGATGGCCTTCCCGCACGACCTGGCCGGGGTGTACACGGCCGAGGAGATGGCGCAGGCCGACAACCCGGCGTCGGAGCGGCAGTTGCGTGCGGTGCGGCCGGACGACCCGGACCCGTGGGCCATGCCCACCCCGGCCCTGGCAGGTGGCGCCGACGCCAGGACGCCCGAGCAGCGCATCGCCGTGCGTGCTGCCCACGTGCGGGACCCGCAGGTCATCCGCGACCTGTACCGGGAAGCGCAGGGCGCGGGCCTGCTCACGGCCCGTGTGATCACGCCGCTCGGCACGCTGGAGCTGGGCAAGTACCTGATCGCCCGAGGCGGGGAGCTGGCGGGGGCTGCCGCCCCGGAGCCCGGCACCGACGCGGCCGACCAGGGCGCCGAGGTGGTGGACGCCGAGGTCGTCCCCGAGCCGGCGCCGGCCGGACGCCGGAGTGAGCCGCCTACGGCAGCGCCGGTTCCGGGGTCCGGCCGGGCCACGCCGCCGCAGATGCGCCTGATGCACAAGGCGTTCACCGAGCTCGGTGTCACCGAGCGGGGGCCGCGGCTGGACGTCACGTCCCTGGTCGTCGGCCGGCCCGTGCCGTCGGCGAACGACCTGTCGGGGGACGAGGCGAAGCGGCTCCTGGACTGGCTCACCGCCCACGCCGAGTCCGGCGAGGGTGCCCGCGAGCGGTACGACGCCGCCGTGGCGGCCCTCGAGGACCAGGCCATCGCACACGCCGAGTCTGGCACCGCCGCCTGACCTTCCTGTCCTCACTGACTGCGGCCCCGGGGACGCGCCATCTCCCACGCGTCCCCGGGGCCGCGCCCACCACACCGACAGGAGGCCCCCGTGGTGGACCCCACTCCCGAGCAGGCCGAGGCCGTGGCCGCGTACGGCGACGGAATCGACCTGGTGTTGCAGGCCGGCGCCGGCTGCGGCAAGAGCTCCACGCTGAAGATGATCGCCCGGAGCGACCCGCAGGCCCGCATGGTCTACATCGCTTACAACCGCAGCATCGCCACCGACGCGCAGAAGTCGTTCCCGACGAACGCGACGTGCGCCACCGCCCACTCCTTGGCGTTCCACGCCGTGGGCAAGCAGTACGCCGGCCGGCTCGGCGGCCCCCGGCAGACCGCCCACGACGCCGCCCAGATCCTCGACGTGCCGCGCCTGTGCGGCGTCCCCGCCGGTGTTCCGCGGATCGTCGGCGACCTCGGCCAGATCGTCGCGATGCCGTCCCGGAAGATCATGAGGACCGCGCTCGAGACGGTCACCCGGTTCTGCTACTCGGCGGACCCGGAGATCACCGCCGCCCATCTTCCCCGGCGCCCGAACCTGAGACTGCCCAAGACCCTCCAGCAGCTCGGCGAACTGGTGCTGCCGGTGGCCCGCGCGGCGTGGACGGACCTGTGCCGCCCCGACGGCCGGTTGAAGTTCCAGCACGACCACTACCTGAAGCTGTGGGCCCTCGGCGGGCCGCGGTTGGCCGCCGACGTCGTCCTGTTGGACGAGGCGCAGGACACCAACGATGTCCTGGCCGACGTGATCCGCAGGCAGGAGCACGCGCAGCGGATCGTCGTCGGCGACTCCGCGCAGCAGATCTACCAGTGGCGCGGCGCGAACGACGCGTTGGCGAAGTTCACGGCCGACGGCGCCCAGCAGCTCACCTTGAGCCGGTCGTTCAGGTTTGGCCCGGCCGTCGCCGACGAGGCGAACCGGTGGCTGTTCATCATCGACGCGCCGCTGCGGCTGATCGGCCATGACCCGGTCCCGTCGGTCGTCGGCCCGGTCGATTCCCCGGACGCGATCCTGTGCCGCACCAACGCCGGCGCGATGGCGGTGGTCATGGACGCGCTGAAGGCCGGGCGGAAGGCGGCGCTGGTTGGTGGGGGCGGGGACATGCAGCGGCTCGCCCGGGCAGCCGCCGCGCTGATGGCCGGCCGGGAGACCGACCACCCCGAGCTGGCGGGGTTCTCGAGCTGGCAGCAGGTGCGCGACTACTGCGAGCAGGAGCCGGACGGCCAGGACCTGCGGGTCCTGGTGCAGCTCGTGGACGCCCACGGCGCGGACGCCATCATCGCCACCACCGAGCAGTTGGCTGGCGAGGACGTGGCCGACCTGGTCGTGTCCACCGCGCACCGGTCCAAGGGCCGTGAGTGGGACCGCGTCCGGGTGCACTCGGACTTCCGTGCCCCATCACCGGACCCGAAGACCGGCCACGTCACCATCCGCCGCGAGGAAGCGCGGCTGGCGTACGTGGCCGTCACCCGGGCCCGACTCGCTCTGGACGCTGCCGCCCTGGCGTGGGTGTCCACCGTCACGGCGGTGACCGGATGAACCGGCTCGCCGCCGGCCAGCAGCCGCTCAAGGATCACTGCCCGGAGTGTGGGAAGCGCTGCTACGCCTCGCGGACGGCCGCGCGCAAGGCCGCGCGGGTCCTGTACCCCGGGGACGCGATGTGCGCCTACCGGTGCCCGTCCGGGTGGTGGCACTACGGCCACCGCGCCCCGTACTGGCGGCGCGGCAGGAACCCCGCGGGCCTGCGGCGGGGGACGCGGTGACCGGCCGGGTGTCGCCGGCTTGCCGGTACTGGATCGGGTCGCAGGGCCGCCGCTGCGGCGCCTGGGACGACGTGCACCCGTACCCGGCCGGCTGGCGGTGCTCGGCCCACACTCCGGCGGCTCTCGCGGGCCGGCCCGAGCCGCCCCCGGGCCCCGGCTGGCCGGCCGGCGCCTGGGCCACGCCTGTCCCGGTCTCGGCCGGCTGGTCGGCCATCGATGCCCGCGCCATCGCCACCGGCAAGCGCCGTTCCTCGATCACCACCTACCGCGCCGCACAGGCCGCACTCACGCGGAACGACGCCGCACCCCGGCCTGGCTGACCCGACCGCACACGGCCCGCACAACGCAACTACCGGCACCAGAGAGAGAGCCATGCCAGGACGGTTCGAGTACGAGCGCGCGATCCGGCGCAGCGGCCTGCCCCCGCTCGCCCGGCTCCTGGCGCTCACCATCGCCACTTGGGCCGACCTGGACACCGGCGTCATCCCCCTCGAGCACCAGCCCGCGCAGTCCGTTCTTCTCGAGGCGACCGGGTTGTCGAAGTCCGCGTTCCTCAACCACCGGACGACGTTGGTGAAGGAAGGGTGGATCAGCTTCGAGTCGCCGAGCCCCGACCGGGCGCGCCGCGAGCATGCCCAGAACGTCTATTCCATCCACATTCCGGCTAGGTCGCCAGACGACCCAGCCTCACTCAAGGCTAGGTCGCCACGCGACCCAGCCAAGAAGGGCAAAACCCCCCAGAAGGTTACTGAGGCTAGGTCGCCAGACGACCCAGCTTCCAAGGGGGCTAGGTCGCCAGACGACCTAGAGCTAGGTCGCCAGACGACCCAGAGGCTAGGTCGCCAGGCGACCACAAGAGTCCCTACTAGTCCCAGTAGTCCCGCGACGACCACACCCACCGCTCAGACCATCGTCGGCGAGTGGATCGGCCGCGCCCCGAAACGCCCACCGTCCGCCGTGGTCGGCCAGGTCGCCCGCATCGTCGCCGAACTGCTCGCCGAGGACCTCGACCCCGACGACATCCGCCGCGGCATGGCCCGCTGGATGCAGCGCGGTCTTCACCCCTCCACGCTGCCGAGCGTCGTGAACGAGGTCATGAACGCTGCCCCGCCACCCACAGCCCGCCGCGCCCACTACACCGACCCTGCTGAACGAGGGATCTTCTGATGACCACCGCCGTCCTCGGCGAAACCCCCGAGAGCCTGCCCGAGCCCGCGATCCGGCTCGAGCCTCACGACCTGGCCGCCGAGCGCGCTTACCTCGGCGCGATCTACCACGCCCACCACGGCGCCCGCCGCATCCACCAACTCGTCACCGCCGCCGACTTCTACCGGCCCGCCCACGCCATCATTCACGCCGCCGCCGGCCGGCTCCTGGACCGCGGCGAACCCGTGGACCCCATCACCCTCACTGCCGCTCTCCAGGCCACCGGAGACCTCGGCCGGGTCGGCGGCATGGCCTACGTCCACGACCTCGCCGGCGACGTCCCCGCCGTCTCCGGCGCCGACGCCTACGCCGACCGCATCCGGTCCCTGGCCCAGCGCCGCGCCCTGATCGCCACCGGCACCCGCATTCTGCAGTCGGCCTACGACCCCGCAGCCGGCGACCCCGCCGACCTCGCCGAACAAGCCGTCACGATGGCCCGGGACGTGCGCGACGCCGGCCGCGCCGCCACCGACTCCCCCGTGGCCGACATCTTCGACTTCCTCTCGGTCGAGGACGTGCACGACTGGGTACTGCCCGGGCTCCTCGAGCGCGGGGACCGGCTGATCCTCACCGCGGGAGAAGGCGGGGGGAAGTCAGTCCTGCTTCGACAGATCGCCGTCTGCGCCGCCGCCGGCGTCCAGCCGTTCACCCTCGAGGACAACGCCCTCGGCCCCCAGCGCGTGCTGGTACTCGACTGCGAGAACTCCGCGCCGCAGACCCGCCGGCACTACCGCGCGCTGATCAACACCGCCGAGCGCGTCCGCCGGCCCGTGCACCGCGGCCAGCTCCACATCGACGTCCGGCCCGAAGGCATCGACCTCACCCGCGGGGACGGCCGCGCCTGGCTGATGCGCCGCGTCGAGACTGTGATGCCCGACCTACTGGTCATCGGGCCGATCTACCAGCTCCACACCGGCGACCCCAACAGCGAGGAACACGCCCGCAAGGTCACGGTCGCGTTGACCGAGGCCCGCGCCACCGCCCGGTGCGCCATGGTCCTCGAGGCCCACGCCCCCCACGCGAGCGGGTTCGGCCCCCGCGGACTCCGCCCCGCCGGCTCGAGCCTGTGGATGCGCTGGCCCGAGTTCGGGTTCGGGCTCCGCCCCGTCGAGGACGACCGGTCCGCAGAGGAAGACCGCGCCCGCCGCCTCGTCCCCTGGCGCGGCCTCCGCGACGACCGGGCATTCCCCCAGTTCCTCCGCGGCGGCGAGAAGGGCTCATGGCCATGGATCCCCTACCAGCCCATCGACGCCGACCCGTACACCGGCCGCTCAGCCACCGGCGCCACCTCCTGAACCGCCAGGCCACGCAGATGACCATCGCGGCCCTGCTCCGCCTCCTCCAGGAGGACCAACCCGACGTCCCCCGCCACCCCGCACCGCCTCTGCCCCGCCGGCACTTCACCGCGAAGGAGACACCCACCGTGCACACCGCCACGCAGCCCACCCCCGCCCAGCCACCGGCCGCCACCCCGCCGTCGATCCCCGTCGGCAAGCTCCTCGCCTGGGGCGACGCCCACCCCGACCCCGACGTCCAGGACCAGGCCGCCCGCGCCCGCGTCGCCCTCGCCGGCCTCCGCCAACGCCACGCGCACGACGAGGAACTGGCCGCGCTCGCCACCGAGAAGGAACACCTCGAGGAGCGCCTGGCCGCCCTCCGCGCCCGCGAGGCCGAGCTGGCCCCGCCCCGGCGCCGCCGCCGCACCGCCGACTACGACACGGCGGCCGTGCGCGCCTGGGCGGCTGGTGCAGGCGTGCACTGCCCGCCCCGCGGCCGGGTCCCGAAGACCGTCGTGGACGCCTGGCGGCACGCCACCGGCACCGCCCCCGCGTCCGCCTGAGACCTCCCGGCACACGCCCGGGACCACACCACGAACGGAGAACTATCCGATGTTGCCCACCCTGACCGGCGTTGCCCGCCTGGTCGCCGACCCCGAGCTGCGGGTCACCCAGTCCGGAACCGCCGTCGCCAGCATCCGGCTGGCCTTCAACTCCCGCCGCAAGAACGACCGCGGCGAGTGGGAGGACGGAGACACCCTCTGGGTCCGCGGCACCTGCTGGCGCGACCTCGCCGAGCACGCCGCCGAGACCCTGGCCAAAGGCATGGAGGTCGTGGTCGTCGGCGAGCTGCGCACCGAGTCGTGGGAGCGCGACGGCCAGAAGCAGCAGGCCCCGGCGCTACTGATCCGGGCCATCGGCCCGAACCTCGCCCACGCCACCGCGCGCGTGCAACGCCCGGACCGAGACAGCAGCGCGGCGCAGACCCAGCACCGCCGCCCGCAGCAGCAGGGCGACCCCTGGGACACCAACCCCGCAACCGCTACGGCCGGCGACGTCCCGTTCTGACTCAACGCCCCCGGGGCCGCAACCACTGCGGCCCCGGGGCCCACCCACCAACCAGGAGACGACCATGACCCCGCTCACCCCCGCCTGCGCGGGCCATGACGGACTCCCGACCGCGGCAGCCCGCGCGGGACAGCGCCTCACCGACCGCATCACCGACCGGGTCGGCGCCCCCGCAGCAGTGGCCTGGGTCCATGCGGGGGCACTCCTCCAACACGCGGCCACCACCGGCTACATGCCCGACCTCGGCCCCGCCCCGGCGACCGCCGACGGCATCCGCGCCGGCCTCACCACCCTGGCCACCACCCACCCCGCGCTGGAAGCCCTCACCGACCCGGCAGTGGTCCCACTCTGGGACCAGCCGCTTTCCGACGGCGACGTGGCGGCCATTGCCGCCCTGTGGGCTACGCACCCGGTTACCGACCCGGCGGACCGGCCGCACGGCTACCTCCTCGGCAACGCCTACCAGGCACTCAGCTCGGAGGCCCGGAAGGCCCGGGCCCTGTGCCAGACGCCCCATTTCGTCGCCGATCTGCTGATCGACCTGGCGATGCGGCCGGCCTGGACCACCTGGCCCATCGACCAGGTGCGGATGATCGACCCGGCATGTGGCACTGGCCACATCCTGGTCGAGGTCCTGCTTGCCACGGTCCAGGTGGCGGCAGGGCTACACACCACCGTGCGCGGCGACTACGTGCTCACCGACCTCACCGCCAGCCTCGGCACCGCAGTGCGCACCGTGCACGGAGTGGACCTGGACCCCTACGCCGCCGCGCTGGCCCGGTACCGGCTCCTCACCCTCACCGCGGCCCTCCTGGACGTGCCGCTGGAGCAGGTCCCGCACGACCTTGCGCCGCGGGTGGCCGCCGCCGACGCCCTGCTCAGCCACGGCGAGCCGCTGCTTGAGCGCGGCCAGTACCACGCGGTGGTGATGAACCCGCCGTACATCACGCCGAAGAACCCCAGCGTTCGGGAGGCGGTGCGCCGGGCGTACCCGCAGGTGTGCTCCGGCAAGTACGCCTTGTCGCTGCCGTTCCACCAGCTCGCCGACGAACTGCTCGTGCCGGCCGGGTTCTGTGCGCAGCTCACCGCCAACAGCTTCATGAAGCGCGAGTTCGGCCGCCGGTTCATCGAGGAGTACCTGCCGCAGTACGACCTGCGGGCGGTGATCGACACCTCTGGCGCCTACATCCCCGGCCACGGCACGCCCACGGTGATCCTCGCCCACCGCAACCAGCCGCCCGCCGGCGACACGGTGTTCACCGTGATGGGCGCCAAGGGCGAGCCCACACAACCCACCGACCCGAGCCGCGGCCTGGTCTGGGGCGCGATCAGCGACGCCACCCACCAGTGGCTCGCCCGCGGATGGGCAACCCCACGCCACCCACCCAGACCCACACCACAACCCGGGCCGCCCCGGCAGCTCGCCCTGTTCCCCGCATGACCCCCGGCCCGGGTCGCTCAACGGCAGAAGCAACCGCCTTAAAAGCGGACAAGTGCGGGTTCGAATCCCGCCCCGGGCACGCACCAGCACGACCACCGGAGAACCGCACATGACCACCACACCACGCACCCGCCAGTTCGCCGCCTACATCCGCGAAGCGGCACGCCGCGCCGGCTACGACATCGACTCCCCACGCGGCGGAGGCAAGACAGCCATCGCCAAGACCGCCGGCATGTCCCCATCCAGCGTCGGCCGGATGCTCTCCGGCCAAGCAATGCCCGACCCCTCGTACCTCGAGCCGCTCGCCGGCGCGCTCGGCGTCCCCGTACTGGCCCTCTTCGTGCAGGCCGGGCTCATCAGCGACCACGCCACCAGGCACCCTCCCGCAGCCCCCGTCACACCGATCCGCAACGCAGGCGAACAGCTCGGACTCAAGGGCAGTCACCTCGACCTGTTCGAAGCCCTGGTGCAAGTCCTCACCTCCGCCAAGCCCGATCCAGCGCCACCCGCCGACCGCCCCTGACCCGCCCACCAAGCTCCGCCACACCCGAAGGAGCCATCCCGTGCCCACCCCGATCCCGCTGCCGGCCTGGCCCCGGCTTCCGTTCCTCGACGGCCTCGAGGCCCCCACGCCGTGCGCCGGCCGGTGGGAGCTGTTCGACACTGCCACCCCCGAGCACCAGGACGAGGCCGCGCGGCTCTGCGCCCGCTGTCCCGTCCGTGACGCCTGCGCCGCTCACGCCGGCAGCACCCGGGAACCGGCCGGGATCTGGGCCGGCCTCACCCCGCGCGACCGCCGGGTCCCCGACCTGGACGACGACGCCCACCCCCGCGCCGAGTGCGGAACCGAAGGCGCGTGGCGGCAGCACGTCCGCCGCCGGGAGCAGTGCCAGCCCTGCCAGGCCGCGCACGAACACCGGCTCGCCGCCGACCGGCGGGCTCGCCTCGACGCCATCCACGCCAGCCCGGCCGGCGGCTCCGGATGGGGTGTGCACCTGCACCGGCTGCTCGGCGAACGGGCGTGCCGCCGGTGCCGGGACGCGCAGAACGCCATGGTGAGCCGCGCCCGGCGCCGCGCGAAGGCCACCGGCGAGCAGGAGCCGGCTCCCGCGCTGGGCCTGGCGTCGTGACCGCCGCCGTCTGGTGGGTGCTGTGCGCCGTCCCGTACGTCGGCCTCGCCGCCGCCATGGCCGCCGTCGAGATGAGCAGGCGGCGGCGTCCGCGTCCCTGACGGCCCGTCCGACGGGTAGGCTCGGGCGCAAAGCCAACGGCCCCCGTCGGTGCTGCGAACACCGCCCGGGGGCCTGACCACAGGAGGAGCAATCTCCCATGGCTGTCACCCAGCCTATCCACGCCCCGACGCCCGTCGTCACCGTCGTCCCGTGGTGGGCGAGGGCGTTCACCGCCACCGGACGGCCCGTCGTCGCCGTCGTCGTCATGATCATGTGCGCCCCCGGGGAACACCACCTCGGCGTGCTGGCCGGGTGGGACCCCGTCCTCGCGTGGGGCATGGCCGGCGTCCTCGCCGCCTACGCCGGTATCGCCGCCGTCGTCGCCACTCGACGCCCCAAGGGCGCACCCGGCAAGCGGAGTGCGGTCGTTGGCGCGTGGCTGTCACTGGCCGCCGCCATGGCCGCCCAGCCCGTGTCCCACCTGTTCGTCACCGGGCACTGGTCCGCCTCGCCACGCGCACCGATGTGGCTCGTCGTCGCCGTCTCGTGCGTTCCGCCGCTCGTCCTCGGACACCTGCTGCACCTCGCCGCCACCCCCGCCGCCGTTGGCCGTCGGACGACGGCTGACACCCCGTCGTCGGTGCCCGTCGTCCCGCCCGTTCCGACGACCCCACCACCCGCCGCACCAGCCCCCGCCGCGCCCACCTACACCGACCCGCGGTGCACGGTCATCCGCGCCCTGTACAACACCGGCACCCGGCCCACCACCAGCCAGATCCGAGACGCCCTCACCACCGCCGGACACGGCCGCGTCGGAGACTCCACCATCCGCGGGTTTCTCCGCGCCGAGGTCGAACGGCACGAACCCCACCTCGCCGTCCTACCGCCGAGCCTGGCCCGACCGGCATAGCACCGTCAGACCCACCCGGCACACTTCGTTCCGCCGGCACGGTGCCGGTCCCCGTTGAGACGCCCCGCCGCAACCCATCGCGGCGGGGCATCGACGCATCACCGAACGGTCACAACCCCCCACACACCAGCCCCCGCCCGCGACACTGGGCGACGACCACCACACCCCGGGGGGAACACCGATGCGCACCCGCGCCCGCACCACCTCCACCGCTCTCGCCGCCGTCGCCCTGCTCGCCGCCTTCCTCGGCGCCTGCGGCAGTGATGACGACACCGCCACCCCTTCCACCAGCAGCACACCCAAGGCCCAGCCCAAGGACGCCCCCGCGCCGGCCACCGACAACGGCAAGGCCGAGCTCGAGCAGGCCGTCAAGGACTACACCGCCGCGTTCTTCCAACCCGACACGGAGAAGGCGTACGGCATGCTGTCTAAGCGCTGCCAGGGCGAACGAGACAAGAGCATCTACGCGGCACAGCTCGAGCAGGCCGCCGCCGACTACGGCCCGCAGACCGCCACCACCGTGACGGTGGACCAGCTCGAGGGCAACATGGCCCGCGTCACCTACGAGGTGTCCCTGCCCAAGTTCAACCAGGCCGCGCAGCCCTGGACGCGCGAGGGCGGGGCCTGGAAGTACGACGCCTGCTGACCCAGCGCCGGGCCGTGCAACACGGTCAACAAGATCTCGTCGGGCCGATCCTCCCTACCCTGACCCCAGGGAAGGGAGGCAGCGTGGCCAGGACGGGGCTCAACCGCAACGGGAGCGCCAGCGACACCGCGCGTCTCCGCGAAGCCGACGCCGTCGAACTCCGCCGTCAGGGCAAGACGTACCAGCAGATCGCCGACGCCCTCGGCGTCAGCCGACGTACCGCCTGGCGCCGCGTGCAAGCCGCCCTCGCCGCCCGCGCCCGCGAAACCGTCGCCGACCGGGACGCCCTGATCGGCGAACACCTCGCGTACATCGAGACCGTCCTCGAGGGGCTGCTCCCGAAGGCCGCGAAGGGCGATGCCCGCGCCGCCGAGGTGGTGCTCAAGGCCCTGGAACGGCACGCGAAGCTGCTCGGCCTGGACGCCCCAGTCCGGGCGAGTATCACCGTCACCGACGAGATGACCGAGCGCATCAAGGCCCTGGCCGACGAACTCGCCGAGGCCGCACCGTGACCGTCACCGACCTGGACCGCCGCCTCGAGGGCATGGGCGCCGCCGAGCTGGCGCTCCTCGAGAAGGAGCTGCAACGGCGACTGTGGGAGAAGCGGTGGGCGCGCTGGACCCCGTACCCGTGGCAGGTACCCCCTGCCCACATACCCACCCTGGGCTGGTGGTTGCAGCTCGGCGGGCGCGGCACCGGCAAGACGGACGGCTGCGCGAGGTACATGGTCGCTCACGTCAACGGGCCGCCGTGCGACGAGAGGCTTCGCGGCGGCCACCGCATGGCCATCATCGCCCCGACGCAGGGCGACGCCGTGGAAGCCTGCGTCAACGGACCCTCGGGCCTGCGCGCCCACGACCCACGCGTCACCCTGCGCACCACCGCCGGCGGTACGTTCGCCCGCTGGCCCAACGGGGCCGAGGCGAAGCTGTTCGGCGCGCACACCCCCGACGACGTCGAACGCCTCCGCGCCGGCGGCAACCGGTGCCTCGTCTGGTTCGAGGAAGTCGCCGCGCAACGGCGGCTGAAGGACGCCATCACGCACTCCGAGATGGGCCTGCGTATCGGCGCGAACCCGCACTACATCGCGTCCACCACACCGAAGCCGCGAACCGAGCTGATCGAACTCACCCGCCGCGACGACGTCATCGTCACCCGCGGCCGGACCCGCGACGCGATCCATCTGCCGCAGGCGCAGCGCGACCACCTCATGCGGAAGTACGCCGGAACCAGGATCGCCGCGCAGGAACTCGACGGGCAGCTCCTCGAGGACATCGAGGGCGCCCTGTGGTCGCGGGCCCTGCTCGACACCACCCGAGTCGGCGCCGCCCCGCCGCTCGCCCGGGTCGTCGTCGCCATGGACCCCGCCGCCACCTCCGGCGACGAGTCCGACGAGATGGGCATCGTCGTGGCCGGCCTCGGGACGGCGTACCTCCCGGACCGCAACGGCACCTCGAGGCGGCACGGCTACCTGCTCGACGACCTGTCCGGCCGCATGCCTCCGGTGGCCGCCGCCCGGACGGCGATCCGGGCCTACCACCAGCACCAGGCGGACGCGATCGTGGCCGAGGTGAACAACGGGGGGGAGTGGATCGGCACCGTGGTCCGCCAGCTCGACCCGACGGTGAACTACCGCACCGTCCACGCCTCCCGCGGCAAGCTCACCCGCGCCGAGCCTGTCAGCGCGGTGTTCGAGCAGCACGCCGCCCACGTCGTCGGCAGCCTCCCGGACCTTGAGGAACAGCTCGTCACGTGGGTACCCGGGGACGACTCCCCAGACCGGCTCGACGCCGCCGTGTGGGGCCTGACCGCGTTGATGCTCGCCCCGGCCGGGAACGTGGCCGCGGTCGCCTGACGGAAGGAAACGAGAACGTGGGACGACTCCGGGACGTGGCCGACGCGCTGTTCGGTCGGCGCGCCGTCGGCGGACTGGACACGCTGCGGGACCGCCGCCCCATCACCGTGGCGTCGATCGGCGGACAGCAGTCCCTCACCCTGGACCTGGACGCCGAGGCCCGCGGCTACGCCCACTCCGCCGTGGCGTACCGGTGCGTGGAAGCCATCGCGTCCAACTGCGCATCCGTGCCGCTCACCGTGCACCGGCCGGACGGCGAAGTCATCGACGGCCACCCAGTCGAACGCCTGTTCAACAAGCGCCCGAGCCGGCTGATGAACGCCCGGGTCTTCAAGTCGATCGTCTTCCAGCAGCTCGAGTTGGCCGGCCAGTCCTTCGTGTGGCTCGACCGCGGCGAGACCGGCACCGGTCCCGTCACCGAGATGCACCCGGTGTTCGACCCGGTGGACGTGATCGTGTCCAAGCCCCTCGCGCAGCGACCGAGCGTCGCCGACGTGATCGGGTTCGTCGTCCGGCGCCTGGACGGCCAGCAGGTCCCCGTGCTGCCCGAGGAGATGCTGTGGCTGCGGTACCCGGCGCCGTTCGATCCGCTGCTGGCTCTCGCCCCGTGGAAGGCGGCGAGGCACGCGGTGGACATGGACGCGTACGCCCGGGAGTGGCAGCGGTCCAGCTATGCGAACGGCGCCACCCCGAAGGGCGTCGTCTACCTGGGTCCCATGGAGGATCAGGAGTTCGCCGCGACGAAGGCGGCGTGGCGCGCCTCGATGCAGGGCCCGGAGGGTGCGGGTAAGAACCTGCTGGTGCGGTCGGCACCGGGTGCCGGTCCCGGCAGCGGTCGGGGCATCGAGTACGTCAGGGTGCAGCTCACACCGGAGGAGATGGACTACCTCGAGTCCCGCATGGCCAACAGCGCGGAAGTGATGTTGGCGTTCGGCGTGCCACACGACTACCTCGCCGCCGGCACCACCTACGAGAACCGGGCCGCCGCGAAAGCCACCCTGTGGTCCGACACCTTGAAGCCGAAACTGGAGATCGTCGCGTCCGACGTGGACCGCCTGCTTCTCCCCAGCGACAGCGAGGAGGCCGCGTTCGATCTGTCCGGTGTGGACGCGCTCCAGGAGGGCCAGGACTCGAAGGCCAACCGGGCGCGTGCGGCGATGTATGCGGACATCACGACGGTGGATGAGGCCCGCGGCACGCTGGGTCTGGACCCGCTGCCGGGCGGCATCGGGCAGATGACGTTGACCCCGTACCGGGCGCAGTTCGCCCCGGTGCAGGGCACCCCGTCCGGCGACGAGGCGCGTAGCTGGGACGCGGACTTCTCCCGCCTGCTGGCCCCGCCGCCGGACCTCGACGCGGTGGTGTCCCGGGCGGTCGAGGGCGCTCTCGTCCGCCTGCTGGGCACCGTCGCGCCGCAGGTGGCCGCCCGTCCGACGCCCGCCCGTCTCGAGCTGACGCGCGCCGACGACGCACCGTCTTCGCCGTCGGTCGCCGAGATCCGGGCCGCGTACGACGACCTCGAGGCGGCCGGCCGCGCCGCCGTCCGCCGGCTGGCCCGGGAACAGCGCGAGCGGGTGCTCCGGGACTTCGACCGGCTCATGGCCAAGCCCCAGCGCTCCGCCGAGTGGCTGGCCTCCGTCCAGGCCGAAGCGCGCGCGCTGGCCGACGAGGTGGTCCTCGAGCCGCCGGACCCGGAGCAGGTGCCCGCGGCGCGGCTCACGGACATGGACGTCGCGACCGGCCCGGCCGGGTGGGAGGAGCGCATCCGGGTGCGGGACCTGTTCGACGGCCGCTACTGGCGGCGGCGCACCGGCGAGCTGCTGCGGCCGTTCGTCGAGCGCGCGTTCCGCCGCGGGGGCGCCAGCATCACGGCCAGCTTCGACCTGGACGAGCCCGCCGTCGCCGACATGCTGAGGGACCGCATCGACGAGCTGGCCGGGCAGGTGACCGCGACGACCGAGCAGGTGCTCAGGAGCCAGCTCCTCGCCGCAGGCATCGCCGACGGTGAGTCGATACCCGAGCTGCGCGCCCGGCTCCAGGCCGTGTTCACGAACCTGTCGGACTTCCGCGCAACGATGATCGCCCGGACGGAGAGCGTTGGCGGGTACAACGCCGCGGCGGTGCACGCCGCGCTCGAGGCCGGGGCCGTGCGGAAGACCTGGCTGGCGACGGACGACGCCCGGACGCGGCCGACGCACCGGAGCGCGAACGGCAAGACGGTGCCGCTGAACCGCACCTTCCCGCTGACCCAGAGCAGGTGGCCGGCGGACCCGGCCGCCCCCGCCGCGCAGAGCATCCAGTGCCGGTGCGCACTCACCTTCCAGTTCGACGAGGAGTCCTGACGATGGAGCGATCCGACGCGGCGGCACTGTGCGCCGCCCTTGAACAACTGCCCCGGCAGTGCCGGTATCACGGGGACCGGACGGACCCCCCGGCCGGGCTTATCCCGCGTGAATCCTGCTGCGACACGGGCGTAGCTGCGCACCGTCGGAAGCGGGCCGAGGCCGTGCTGAACAGGATCGCAGGGGAGGTCACGGTCTGATGGCGACGCTGCTGCGCGGTGAGGTGCGGGTGATGCTCCAGCCCGCCGGGCACGCCCAGTACCGCGGGGCGTACTGCCCGCCTGGCGTCCCGTTCAAGGAGGTCCGACGCGGGCCCCTCGACGGGAACCGCGACTACGCAGTCCGGCCCGACGCTGACGGCGAAGTCCCCAAGGTGATGACCTTCGAGGGGGGCCGGTTCGCGTACGAGTACGACGGCCGGGACGAGCAGGGCCGGGCCGTGTACCGGTACGCGCCGCGGCTGTCCCCCGCGCACGTCGAGGTGATGAACGGCGTGGCCGAGGTCTACGCCGAGGCCGCACTGAAGAAGGCGAAGGGCCGATGACCGAGATCGAGTTCCGCATCTTCGACACGGTGGACCTCCGCGTCGGAGAGGACGAGGACGGCACGTTCGAGGGCGTGGCCTGCCAGTACGGGAAGAAGGATTCGTACGGCACGACGTTCCACCCGGGGGCCTTCCGCCGCGGCATCGACAAGGGCAGCTACGCCTACCTGTGGATGCACAGCCCGTTCACCCCGATCGGCACCTTCCGCGCCGACGAGCAGCCCACCCTTCTCCACATCGGCGGCCGGTACGACGACACCACCGACGGCCGGGACAAACGGGCCATGGCCCGGTCCGGCAGCGCCCGGGAACTCTCCGTCGGCTTCGTTCGGACGGACCTGCCGGAGTGGAAGAAGCTGGCGGAGATGAACGACGAGGACCGCGCGGACGTGCTCGAGAACATCAGGAGCGCCCGGCTCATCGAGGTGTCGCAGATCACCGCGCGCATGGCCGCCGTCCCCGGGGCCAAGTTGAAGACGGTGAGGAGCGCCCTCGGCGCGCTCTACACGGAGACGGGTGAGCCGTCGCTCGCCGAGCGGCTGGCCGAGTACGACCGGGAGCACCGCCGGGACACGGCACTCCTGCACGAGCGGGAGCAGGCCCGGCGCCGGGCACTGGCCCGGCTCCGGCTCGTCGGGAGCACGGTGTTGTAGTGGTCGTCACGACGTGACACCGCCGATCTGATCTACCCTCCACCCATCCGGGCCGCTCGCACCGGACGTAACAGCCGCGGGCATGCCGGGCGCGACCCACCGGCCGTGACAGACGGGCGCAGACACCCAGACATCTGGGTGGGCTGCGGCCCGCCCACGGACCGGAAGGGACCGCAATGAGCAACCGCGTCCGCCCCGTCGGTCGCCGCCGCGACGGCCGACCCATCTACCCCATCCGCGGCGGGGCCCCCACCCTCACCGAGCAGCGCGACGAGATCGTCCGCCTCCTCCAGGACCCCAACTTCGACGGGGACATGGACGAACTCCTCCAGCGCGCCGACCAGGTGGCCGCGCAGATCGAGCAGGCGCAGCAGCGCGACGTCCGACTCCGCGCGCTGAAGGCTGCCGCGCTCCCCACCGGCGACCCAGCGCCGGACACCCGCCGCACCGACCCCGGCATGCAGCCCGACGACCAGGGCAACCCGCACCCGGTCACCGCCGCCGAGGCGTTCGTCCGCTCCGCCGCCCTCCAGCAGATGCGGGCCAACGGCTACAACGGCAAGATCTCGGTGGAGCACCGCGCGGCCCCAGCCGGCACCATCACCACCGGCACCACGCTCCCGCAGCCCACCCGGGTTCCGGGGATCATCCCCCAGAACCCAGACACCCCCCTCCTCGTCGCGTCGCTGCTTGACCGGCAGACGTCGGACGGGACCACCCTCGAGTACATGCGGGACACCTCCGGCCCGCAGTCCACGTGGAACAAGGCCGCGGTCGTGCCCGAGGGCGGCGACAAGCCGATGAGCGGGCCGTTCTCCTTCGACCTGATCACCACCACCCTGAAGACCATTGCCCACTGGGTGCCGATCACCCGGCAGGCCGCGGACGACAACGGCCAGCTCATGGGGTACATCAACGGCAGGTTGACGTACGGCCTCGAGTACAAGCTCGACCGGGAGATCCTGACCGGCAACGGCACCACCCAGGTGCAGGGCATTCTCACGACGCCCGGGATCGGGGCCTACCAGCCCGGGACGGGCTCGACGGACGTCAAGCTGATCACCGTCCGGAAGGCCAAGACCCAGGCCGAGTTGGCGCTGTACCCGCCGACGGCCGTGGTGATGAACCCGATGGACTGGCAGGACATCGAGCTGGACGAGGACCAGAACGGCCAGTTCCGGGTGATCGCGAACGTCACCGACCCGGGCGCCCCGATGCGGTTGTGGGGCCTGACCGTGGTCACCACGGTGGCCATGGCAGCGGGCACGGCGCTCCTGGGCGGGTTCCGCACTGGCGCCACGCTGTGGGAGCGGCAGGGGATCACGATCTTGATGACCGACAGCCACGCGGACTACTTCACCGCGAACACGCTGGTCATCCTTGCCGAGCGCCGCGCGAATCTCGCGGTTCACACCCCGCAGGCATTCACGAAGATCACGTTCGCCCCGGCCGCCTGACCCCCGGGCGACGCCTCAGCACGTCCGATCTGTCCTACGGAGGAATCATGGCCACCCGCAAGCGTGCGGCCGGCCCCGAGCCGGCGCCGCCGGCCACCGTCCGCACCCAGGAGTACGCGCCCGGCGTCGGCTGGAGCATCGGCCAGACCGCCCCCGCCGACGCCTACCGCGCCTTGGACGACGAGGGCCACAACACCCCGGTTGGCCCGGTGGTGCACACCCATCCCGGCGGGCACGCCCGCCTGATCGTCGCGAAGGGCGCCCTGATCACCGAGGGCGTGCGCCGCGAGCTGGACGCCGCCGAGGCCGAGCAGGCCGCGGCCACCGGCGACACCGAGGACTGAGGACCGCCGCCGTGTACTGCACGATCGCTGAGGCCCGCGACGCGGGGACCACCGGCACGGACGCCGAGGTCACCGCGTGGATCGAGGCTGCCCAGGACCGGATCACGCAGTACACCCGGCAGGTCTTCGAGCCGACCATTCTGGGGATGGTGGTGGACGTCGGCGCGGGAGGGGTGGCGCTCCTCCCGCGCCGCGTCCGAACCATCACGTCGGTGACGCCCGTCGGAGTGCCCGACACCCCGGCACTTCCGTCGTCGTCGTACGTCGTCACCTCGTCGTCGGTGCTCGGGCAGGTGGACGCCGTCCGGCTCCGCGTCGGCGGGTGGAACGACCTGGTGGCCGGTGCCGAGTCGTACAACGGCGGCTGGCTCGGGCTGTGGGAGCGCTCGGGCGCCACGCAGGTGCGGGTGGATGGAGAGTTCGGGTACGACACCGTCCCGCTGCTGGTGGCCCGCGCGTGCGCGCTGCTCGCCGCCGACCTCCAAGCCGCGACCGAGCCCGACGACCCCGACGCCCCAGACGACGGGCTGTCGGTGGACGACGAGGGCAACAACGTGGCGATCACGCCCGACAACGCCGACGACACCGCCGACGACGACGGGCGGCCGACGACCGGCAGCCCGCGCGTGGACAAGCTGCTCGCCGGGTTCATGAACCTGCCGCCCGTGCTCGAGGGGGTGTGATGGCCACCTTCAACGTGGGCGCGACCGCCCGCCTCGACACCCGCGCCTACGAGCGCGGCCTTCGCCGGTGGCTCGGCCGGATGTCCGATGAGGTCCGCACCGCCGTGGACCGGACCCGCATCGATGTCCAGAACGAAGCGCGCCGCCGGGCCCCCGTGGACACCGGCCGCCTGCGCTCGAGCATCGTGTCCCGGGCGGAGTCTTCCGGGCGTAGCGTCGGGTACTCCGTCGGCACGAACGTGAACTACGCGGCGGCCGTGGAATACGGAGTCGCCCCACACGTCATCGTGCCCACCACGAAGAAGGCTCTGTACTGGCCGGGCGCCGCTCACCCGGTGGCCAAGGTGAACCACCCCGGCAGCCCCGGGCGCCCGTTCATGCGGCCCGCCCTCGAGCTGACCGAGCAGTTCTTCCGGGCGCACCTGTCCCAGATCAGGGGGCGGTGACCATGGCCGCATCGACGTCAAGCGCGATCAAGACGTACCTCGAGGGCCGCAGGTTCGGCGTGCCGGTGTTCCGCGACGGGCCGCGGCCCAAGCAGCGGCTCCCCTTCATCGTCGTCCAGGAGGCGATGCCGCTGACCTGGAACCCCCGGGCCAACGGGGACTTCGGCGACCCGAACGCCGACATCACCGTCACCGAGACCGTGACCGTGGACCTGGTGCAGCAGGCCCGCGTGCAGACCGGGCCCAGCACCACCCGCGTCACCGAGCGGTACGGCCTCGCCGAGGCCCTGGCCCGGGCCCTGCATGGCTGCACGCTCCCCGCCGCACCGGGCCCCGTGACCGCGGTCCGCGTGCAGGACATCGACCGCATCCCGATCAGCGACAACAGGGTGCGGCACAGCATCACTGTCCGGATCGAACGCCAGCTCCTGACCTCGGAGGTCACCCCATGACCGATCCCTCGTACGTCTCGATGGACCGCGGCGACGTCCTGGCCGTCCTCGGCCGGCAGTACTGGCCCCCGGAGACCGGCGATCCCGAACTCCGGCTCCCCGATGCGGCCGGCATCGACTGCGGCGCGGTGGGCGTGTATCCGGTCGAGGGTCAGCCTGGCTACCTGTGGTGGGTCCTGGACGCCTGCGTGTACCGGCAGGCCCAGGGCACGCCGGACGAGGCCCTGGCCGCGCTGATCCCCGGCTCCGTGCTGGGCAGCTACCAGCCCGGCGAGGGCGAGGGGATCGCCGCGGCGGCACGCCCCGACCAGCACTGACACGGGGCTGAGCCCCGGCACGAGGAAGGAACGACCATGCCGCTCTCTCGAGTGACCAAGATCTACAGCGTTCAGGACGCCAAGATCAGCGCGCTCACCGCCGACCCGTCCGGCGGCAGCCCCACGTACGGCACCCCGATCGACGTGCCCGGCATCCAAGAGATGACGATCACCGGCGAGATTGAGGTGAAGACGCTGCGCGGGGACAACACGAAGCTCGCCACGAACAGCGCGTTGACGAACGTGCAGGTCAGCGTCACGCACGCAAAGCTGTCGCTGGACGTCCTCGCCGCGATCCTTGGCGGCGCGGTGACCGACTCCGGCACCACCCCCGCGCAGAAGACCGCGTGGACCCTCAGCAGCGACGACGCCACCCTGCCGCCGTTCAAGCTCGAGGGCGTCACCCCGCCGAACGCCGTGGACATCGTCGGCGGTGACCTGCACTGGGTCCTGCACAAGCTCACCCTCTCGAGCTTCCCCGAAGTCGGCTTCGCGAACGAGGACTTCCGCGTCGTGAGCTTCACCGCCGACGCGGACCCGCTGCTGTCCACCGGCGAGTGGATCACCGCGACCCTCAACGAGACCGCCTCGGCGATCACCTGAGTCCCCGCTCCGGGCGCTCCCCCCAGCGCACGCGCCCGGAGCGGGCACCACCCACTTCCCCGTCCGACAGGCCGAAACCCGGCACTGACCACGGAGCCACCATGACGACCACCGGTCTCGATCTGCTCGCCGAGGGCGGCACCATCACCCTCACCGATGGCACCGAGGTGCCGCTCAGGTACTCGTTCCGCGCCCTGGCCCTGCTGGAGGCGCGGTTCGGGTCCGTCGCCGCCGTGCAGACCGCCATCGACACCACCGGCGACCGCCCCACGTTCGGCCCCATCCACCAGCTCGTCGGCGCCGGCACGGTCGGCCCCGGCGGGTTCGAGCCGCTGGTGCGGGAGCACCAGGACGCGCAGGGCAACCGGCGCGTGACAGAGATCAACTACCGGCGGAGGAAGGACGGCGCCGACCTCGCAGACCTCCTCCACCCGGGGCGCCTCGGCGAGTACGTCGAGGCGTTCAACGCCGCCTTCACGCGCGCCCTCGAGAGCCAGGGAAACGACGGAGCGGGGGCCGCGCCGACCGAGACGGTTTCCCCTGGTCTGAGTGCTTCTACCTCGCCGTCGGAGTCCTTCACATCACCCCTGACCAGTACTGGGGGATGACCCTCGCGCAGCTCCTCACGCTGGCCGAACAGCACCGGCTGACCCGCGGCGGCGGCGCCCGTGAGGAGCACGCCACCGGCGGGCCCGGCCTGCTCGACATGGCCGCCATGACCCGCACCTGACCCCGACCCGCGCCCGAGAGGAGGTGACCCGGAGTGGCCGACAACATCAACTTGCCCAACTTGATCAGCCACTTGCAGGTCAACCTCGGCAACACCAGCGGGGTCATCGCCGACGCGCGGCGGCAGGGCTCCAGCGTCGGTGCAGCCCTCGGCGACAGCCTGCGCCGCGAGATCCGCGACACCGTTGCGCACCTGCCGGACGTCCAGATCGACGGGAACTCCAGCGACCTGGACCGCGACCTCGCCCGTGTCCGCCGTGAGCTGGACGAGCTGGGCAACCAGCGCATCGGGGTGGACATCAGCCTCGAGGACGCGCTGAAGAAGCTCGCCGAGCTGGAACCCCACCTCGAGCGGCTTCAGGCCCAGCACCCGGACATCAACGTCCAGGCCACCACCCGCGGGGCGCTGAACCAGCTCGCCGCCATCCGGCAGGCCGCGGCCGTGGTGGACGACGAGGACCCGGACATCACCGTCCGCGTGGACGACGACCAGGTGTCTCGCCTGCGCCGCACCCTGGGTCGGCTGCGGGACAGCGGCCGGTCGGCGGCGGCCGGGCTGCTGCCCGCAGTGACGTCCATCGGCGCGGTGACGGCGGGCGCCGGGGCAGCGATCCCGGTGGTGGCCGGCCTGGTCACGACCCTCGCCAACGTCGCCCCGGCGGCTGGCCTGGCGACCACGGCCACGCTGAGCGCGGCGCTGGCACAGGGCACGCTGAAGCTCGGCTTGATGGGTGTCGCGGACGCCGTCAAGGTCGCGTTCGACCCTGAGCAGGCCGACAAGTTCGCCGAGGCGCTGGCCAAGCTGGCGCCGAACGCGCGAGGCTTCGTCCGCCAGCTCCAGGAGATGAAGCCGAAGTTCGACGAGCTGCGGCTCGACGTGCAGCAGCGTCTGTTCGCCGGGCTGGACGTCGCGCTCGAGCGCACTGGGCGCGCTACAGCCCCGGAGTTGTCCCGGGCGTTGAAGGAGAGCGCGGGTGCCCTCAACTTCATGGGCCGCGGTGTCCTCGCCGCCGCCCGCGACCTGGACCAGTCCGGGGCGCTGGGGGCCGCGCTCGCGTCAGCGTCCGCGGGGTTGAAGAACGTAGCCAGGTGGCCGCGGGTCCTGGTGCAGGGCTTCGGCCAGGTTGCGGCTGCGGCGGCCCCGGCGTTCGAACGGTTGACTTCGGCGGCCGGGGCAGCGGCAGACCGAGCGTCGACCCGGCTCACGCGATCCTTCCAGGGCGGCGGGATGGAGGCCGCGATCGAGCGCGCCCTCGACCTCCTCGGGCAGATGAAGCGCGTTGCGGAGAACCTCGGCGACGTCGTCGGCAACGTGTTCGGCGCGGCGCGGGCATCGGGCGGCGGCATGCTCGGCGTGCTGGAGCAGGTAACCGGCGCGCTCGCCGAGATCACCGCCACCGCGGGTGTGCAGGACGGGCTTCGGGCGCTGTTCGACGTGATGGCGACCTTGGGCCGGACGGTGGCGCCGCTGCTCGGCAAGGCCCTCGGCGCCCTTGGCCCTGTGCTGACCGCGCTGGGCCCTCCGGCAGAGACCCTGATTAAGGCGCTCGGGGACGCCCTCGGTCCGGTCATCGACGCCCTGGGCCCCGTCCTGGAAGCTGCGGCGACGGCCGTCGGGTCGCTCGTGACCGCGTTGTCGCCGCTGCTGCCCGTCGTCGGCCAGCTCGTCGCCGCGCTGCTGCCGGCGCTGACCCCGTTCCTGGACGCCCTCAACGTCGTGTTCGTCGCGCTGGCCCCGGTGGTGCAGCAGCTCGCGACGACGCTGTCCCTCGCGCTGGCGCCGATCCTCGCCCAGCTCCCCGCGCTGGTGGAGCCCCTGGCGAGGCTCATGACACAGCAGCTCATCGCCCTCATGCCCGTGCTGCTGGACCTGCTCGTCGAGCTGACCCCGTCGCTGATCTCCCTGGGCGAGAGCTTCGCTCAGGTCATGGTCGCCGTGACGCCGCTGATCACCGCCATGGCGACGCTCCAGGCCCGCGGGTTGGCCACCCTGGTGCCGCTGCTGACGCCGGTCATCACGCTCGTCGGCAAGCTGGCGGCGATCTTCGCGGGCGTTCTGGCCCGGCAGGTGACCACCGTGGTGATGCCCGCGCTCACCGCGCTGACGCGGCTGCTCCAGGGCGACGTGTCCGGCGCAATGAGCTCGCTGGCCACGGCGGTGAAGAACGCCATCGGCAACATGGTCAAGGACTTCGTCACACTGCCTCAGCGGGCGGTGACGGCGCTGGCTCCGCTTGCGGGCCGGCTTGGCTCGGCCGGCGTCGCGGCGGGCGCCCGGCTCCTGGACGCTGTCCGGGACAAGGTCAACGCTGCCCTCGACAAGCTCCGCGGGCTGCCGCGGCAGGCGCGCGACGCCGTCGGCAACCTCGGGTCCCTGCTCTACAACGCAGGCGCATCGCTGATCCAGGGGTTCATCAACGGCATCACCAGCAAGGTCAGCGCCGTGAAGTCCAAGCTCAACAGCATCACGGACATGATCCCGTTCGAGAAGGGGCCGCCCGCGAAGGACGCGAAGCTGCTGACTCCGGCGGGCAAGCTGGTGATCCAGGGCTTCATCGACGGTATCGACGCGTCCACGAAGTCGCTGAAGTCGAAGCTGAACAGCACCATCAAGATTATCGAGCGGGCCATCGACATCAACCGTGGCAACCGCAAGAAGGTCCAGGGCCTGGGGCCGCTGCTTGACCGGGTAGAGCGGGACAACCACAGGCTGACGGCCCTGGCCAGGAACCGGGACCGGGCCGCGGTCGCGCTGGCCAACGCGAGCAAGCGGCTCAAGGGGTTGCAGGAGGCCCGTGCCGACGTCTTCGCCGACGTGCGCGGCAACGTCCTGGAGTCGGGGGACATCACCCGCGGCGGCGCGCAGATCAACAGCGCGACCGCTATCCAGGTGCAGTTGCAGCAGGCGGTGAAGGCCGCCAAGGAGTTCGAAACGAACATCGCTGCCCTGCGGAAGAAGGGCGTGCGCGCCGACCTGATCCAGCAGATAGCCGAGGCCGGCGTATCCGGCGGTGCGGCCACGGCACGGGCCCTGGCGAAGGCCACACCGGAACAGCTCAAGACCATCAACAGCCTGCAAGGCCAGCTCGCGACGGCCGCGACGAAGACAGGCACCACCGTGGCGGACAGCCTGTACAAGTCCGGTATCCAGGCCGCGCAAGGGCTCGTGAAGGGACTCCAGCAGCAGCACGGGGCGATCGAGCGGCAGATGAAGTCGCTCGCCGAGTCCATGGTGCGGGCCATCAAAAAGGCCCTCGGGATCAAGAGCCCCTCGCGGGTGTTCGCGCAGCTCGGAGCGCTCACCGGCGAGGGCCTGCGCGTCGGACTCCTCGGCGCCCGGGCGGGCGTCGCCGGGGCCGCTACCGCGGTGGCGGATGCCGCGACGCAGGCCGCCACCCGGGCCGCGTCCGCCGTGGCCAGCATCCCGTCCGGCCCTGGCGTCCAGGCCGCGTACGCCGGGACCGGGGCCGGCTTCACCCAGACGAACACCTTCTACCTCTCCGGCTCCGACGCGACCCCGGGCGGGATCGCCCGAGAACTGGCCTGGCGGGGCCTCGTCGGCAGGAGGGCGTGATGGACATCGGACAGCGCGTCGGCGCCGTGCAGTGGGGGGACCTGGTGATGGGGCCCGGCACCCGGTACCACGTCACCAGCCTCGAGGGGTACGACGACTTGCCGGAGGTGCGCGCCGAGGACATGCCGAAGGAGGGAGCCGACGGCGACTACACCGGTCCGGACTTCGTCGGTCCGAGGGTGGTCCAGCTCGGGCTGACGCTCCACGGTGACTCGCCGGACGAACTGCGGGCGCTGACGGTGGCCCTGCGGGCAGCGTGCCAACCCTGCCGCACCCCGGCGCCGCTGATGTTCACGACCTGGGGCACGCTGCTGTGGGCCAAGCTGCGACGCCGGGCCGTGCCGTACGACGCCGAACACCTCTGGTCGTCCGGCAGCGCGGCGCTCGAGTTCTACTGCGCCGATCCGCGGATTCACTCCCTCGAGGAGCACTCGGCGACCACCACGGCGTACTCCCCTGCGGCCGGACGCACGTACCCGCTGACCTACCCGCGGACCTACGGCTCGGCCGGGGAGTCCGGCCGGGTGTCCGCTACCAACGCCGGGGACACCACGGCGTACCCGCTGCTGCGGATCGACGGCCCGGTGTCACGGCCGAGCGTGGAGGGCGTCAACACCGACACCTCGCTGGTCCTGGACGTGACGCTCCAGGCCGGCGAGTTCGTGGTGATCGACACCCGGAGCCGGGCCGTGCTCTACATGGGCAGCACGCCGCGGCGGCAGTGGGTGCGCAACGGCTCGTCGTGGCCGTACTTGGCGCCAGGACCGAACGAACTGGCGTACCGGTCCGAGGCCATCCCCGGCGGCCCCGACCAACCGTCCCTGCTCACCGTGACCTGGCGCGACGCCAGCCTGTAGGAAGGGGGCCACTCGTGGCCGAGATCAACCCGCCGGCCTGGCAGCAGGCCGGCTCGTACCCGGCACGCACGGACCGGCTCAGCGTCATCACGCCGGGTCTCTACCCGGGGATGGCTGCCGACGAGTCGTTCCCTCTGCGGTCGCGCGGTGGTGTCAGGCCGTCGTACCAGAACGCTCAGATGAAGGTGCGGGCGGCGCCCACCCCGAACATGACCGTGATCGTGTCCGCCGGCTGGTGCTGGGTGGACAACCGCGACAGCAGCGGGTACGGGGCCTACACCTGCGTCAACGACGCCGACGAGATCCTGACCGTGCAGCCTGCGGGCGGCGTCGGCCAGTACCGGAAGGACACCGTGGTCGCCGCCGTCTACGACGCGGAGACCGCCGGGGCGGTGAACGAATGGCGGCTCGAGGTGATCCAGGGGCCGTACGCGGCGAGCGCCGGGGCCACGGTCCGGGGGACGCTGCCGCCGAACTGTGAGGTGCTGGCGGACATTGCCATCGCGCCGTCGCAGGCGACGGTGGCCGCCGGGAACATCACCGACGTCCGCAGGTTCGCGCAGCCGTGGGGGCCGGTACCGCTGATGTCGAGCGCCGACCTGGACCGGCCGGCCGTCGGGCAACTCCGGTACCGGATGGACACCGATGAGTGGAGGTACGGGAAGCAGGACGGCACCAGCGGAACCCTGCAACGGGCTCTCCCGGGCGCGTGGACACCGTGGACGCCGACGTGGACAACGGATGACGGAATCGCGATCCCGTCCTATGGCAACGCAACCGTGAATGCCTACGCAGTGAAAATCGGGCGGACGACATTCGCGAATTTCGAGATCATTTTCGGCACCACAACGAATTTCGGATCGGGTGCAAGCGCTGCTCACAACTGGCTTTTCGGCCTCCCTTACGCTTCCGCCAGGGCTGATCAGTCCATAGGATTCGCCGAACTGAATAACGGCACCGTGGGTGGGCGTGGCCTCGCGCGGTGCCGGATCAACCCGGCCCTGACCGCCATCTACTTGGATCTCTCAACCGGACGTGTGGACGGCGCCACGTGGAGCGGCGGCGTGATCGATGGCGTCAGCCCCTGGACGTGGGCGTCCGGCTACAGCATCCGCGGCAGCGTCCAGTACGAGGCGGCATCGTGACCGCGCTCGAGGATTTCCGGTTCCCCGGGCAGGAGGAGCACGCGGACCACACGTACACGTTCCTGTTCTGCGACCTGCGGACGGACGCCGTCCTCGCCGAGCTACCGATGTCGCAGGTCACGTACGGTTGGGAGCTGAACGGGCTCGGCACCCTGCGCGGGACGGTGCCGTTCACCGACGAGACGTTGCCGCTCGACCCGCTCGCCGCGACCGCCCCGGCCCGCACGTGCGTCTACGTGGACCGGGACGGAGAACTCATCTGGGGCGGGATTATCTGGACACGGGAAATCGTCCCGGGTGGCCGCGCCATCCAGGCGAGCGAATTCCTCAGCTACTATCAGCGCCGGTACGTGCGGCAGACCCTTTCCACAGACACGTCCCAGATTACCAATGCCGCATACGTTCCGGCGGGTCAGCGACTCTATGCGGACCAGCGGCACATCGTGTGGTCCCTGCTGCGGTCCGTCGGTGACCTGATAGGTGATATCGAAATAGACATCAACCCGTTGAGATTCGCCACCGGAGTGAGTCGCGATGTGACCTACTACGGGTATGACCGGCCGGAGATTTACGCCTCCATAAAAGCGCTGAGCGAGGCGGAATCAGGCTTCGATTTCGGGATGGAAATCGGGTGGAAGCCCACGGCGGGCGGGGAGCCGAAGCGGTACCGGCGTGCGCAGGTCTGGTACCCGCGGCGCGGCCGGTCTGCGGCGGACAGCGGGCTCGTCTTCGCCAAGGGCGGGCCTGCGAGCAACCTGCTCGACTACGGCAGCCTGCCGGAGGACGGGACGGCGTTCGCTACGTCAGTGTCCGCCCTCGGCGCGGGCGATGGGGAGGCCCGCCTCGAGGCGATCCAGACCGCGGACGACCTGATCGCCGGTGGCTGGCCGCTGCTCGAGGCCGTCGAGCGGCACGAGTCCGTGGTAACCGCCGACGAGCTGGCGGACTACGCCCGCGCCGACCTCGGCGCGCGAGTCAAGGGCCAGACCAGCCCCACCTTCGTGGTGTCGGCCGAGGCGGACCCGGTGCTCGGCTCGTACACCGTGGGCGACTCGGCGCGGTTCGTCGTCGAGCCCGAGCCGGTGCTGCCTACGGGCTACGACCGGGAGCTGCGCATCGTCTCGATGGAGGTCACCGCGAGCCGGGGCCCGGAGCGCGTGCGCCTGACCTGCGTGGAGGGCTGAGCGATGCCTCAGTATCTTCGGCCGGTCGATCTCGCCGAGCAGGTGCAGCGGCTCACCGAACGCGTGGCCCAGCTCGAGCGGCGCAGCGCGGATACCCGGGCTGAAATGCCGATGTGGCCGACGGGCCCGCGGGGCGTCGTCAACGCGGACGAGACCGTGTTCGCGACGCAGTGGGAGGGCATGGTCCAGCCCCGCACGCGAACGCTGTCCATCGGCCTACTGCTGCTCGGCGACCAGGTGGCCGGGGTGAACACCGGCGGGGAATGGCGACTCCGTGTGGCCGAGGTGGTGGCAGCTACCGGCGTCATCGTCGCCAACTTTACGTGGTCGCTTCAGGGGGCGGATCTGGATCTCACCCCGTACATGACCACCGCCAACGTCAAGATCGAGTTCCAGACCCGCCGGACGTCAGGCGCGACCACGGGCGGGAAGTACGGCACCGGCGGCTGCATCGCCAGTGTCATCCGGTACGCGCTACTGCACTGAGAAGGGAGAGAGAAGATGGCCAGTCCACTCACCGCTGATACGTTCCTGCGTGCACTGCGCGCCGAGGGCCTTCGCGTCGTTGAGGTCGGATCGTGGCGGACGCACAACCGCAACCACAAGGGCGCGTGGGGCCCGGTGCACGGGGTGATGCTCCACCACACGGTGACGTCGGGCACGGCCGCGTCGGTGCGGATCTGCCGGGACGGGTACACCGGGCTGCCGGGCCCACTGTGCCACGGGGTGATCGACAAGTCCGGCACCGTCCACCTGGTCGGCTACGGACGGGCCAACCACGCCGGGCTCGGCGACGACGACGTGCTCCAGGCGGTCATCGCCGAACGCACCCTGCCGCCGGACAACGAGGCGAACACCGATGGCAACGCCAGGTTCTACGGGTTCGAGTGCATCAACCTCGGCGACGGCCAGGACCCGTGGCCGGCCGCGCAGGTCGAGGGGATGGTGCGGGCGAGCGCCGCGGTCTGCCGGGCCCACGGGTGGACGGCGCCGAGCGTGATCGCACACGCCGAGTGGCAGCCCGGCAAGATCGACCCGCGCGGCATCGCCATGGCCGGCGTCCGGGCCCGGGTGGCCGAGAGGCTGAAGCACGCCGCGAACTGGTCGCCCACGGCTAAGCCGTCCCCGCCGCCCACGAAGCCGAAGCCGCCGCCGACGCCCACCACCGCCCAGCGGCTCGCCGCCCTCGAGCGGACCGTCAAGGACCAGGGCGCGCGACTCGCCGCCCTCGAGAAGAAGGGGTGACCGTGAACGTCTTCGCCAGCTTCATGCGCACGGTGGTGCCGGTGGCCGCCGGCCTGCTGCTCACCCTCGCGGCCCGGGCCGGCTTCGACCTGGACGACGGGACCGCCACGGCGGCGGTGACGGCAGCGCTGACTGCCGGGTACTACGCGGTGTTCCGGCTGATCGAGGAAGGGGCGGGCCGCCTGGATGTCCCGTGGCTGCGGCGGCTGGCCGGGCTGGCGCTGGGCTGGGCCCGGCCGCCGCAGTACCCGGTGCCGCAGCAGGGGCTGACCGTCGCCCCAGGCCCGCACCCGGGTCCGTGAGCAGAACGTAGGAGGGCTTCGTGGCCGACGATCCGACTCCTGGCGAGGTCACGCGTCGCCTCGAGGACGTCAGGGTGGATCTGAAGGAGGACGTCCGTGACGTGCACACCCGTCTCGACACGAAGGTGTCTGCGGAGCGGTACCAGCTCGAGCAGCAGGCCGCGTTGGAACGCGAGCGGTCGCTGACCGAGCGGGTCAAGGCCCTCGAGACGGCACGGCAGCGCGAGGTGGAGGAGCGTCGGCAAGACGAGCAGCGACAGGCCGAGCGGCGGGCGGTGGACCGGCGGCTGGCGTTCACCGCACTGGTAGCCCCGGTCCTGATCCTGATCTTGAACCTGTACCTGAACAGCCGGGGGGCGCGATGAGATCGCAGCGGCGGCAGGACGCGGTGTTCGCGGTGCTCATCCTCGCTGGCGTCGCGGGGTTCGCCCTGCTCGCCCTGTGGATTCAAGGGCTGTCGGAGGATCTGCGGACGGCCAACCGGGCCCGGGATGCCCTGGCACGGCAGGTCGAGGAGTTGGGCGGTACGCCGGTGGCCGGTGCGTCCGGTAGCAGGGGGGACGTGGGGCCGTCGGGCCCCACGGGTCCGCCGGGTCCGGCCGGTGTTCCAGGGCCGGTTGGCGACCAGGGTCCGGCAGGCGAAGACGGGAACCGTGGGGTCCGGGGCAGGCCGGGACCGTCGGGTTCCCCCGGTGCTGCAGGCGAGCCTGGCGCGCCAGGGGAGCCGGGACCAGTGGGCCCGGAGGGTCCTGCGGGGCCCCAGGGTGAGCAGGGTCCGGCGGGTCCGCAGGGGCCCGCTGGTCTGGTGGGCCCGCAGGGGGAGCGCGGCCCGGCCGGTCCCGCGGGGCCTGCCTGCCCAGAGGGGTACAGCGTTCAGGTGCCCGCGTGGGACCCGGATGCGCTGGTGTGCCGGCGGGATGGCGCGCCGCCGGCGCCAGCGGGAAAGGGTGGCCGAGGGCTGGTGGTGGCCCTGGACCCAGCCCGCCGGTCGTACGGCTGAATGTGGCTGCCTTGACGATGTCGCCCCGCTCGGCTTCGGCCGGGCGGGGCGCTTTCGCGTGTGCTGGGAGCCTCGAGTGCCCCAACAGCGCGGCCCTCGCCATTCGAACTTGCGGCGAGGGCCGAACAGTGATGCCTCCGACTGCGAGATACGGAGGTACCGTTCCCAGTAGACGCTAGGAATGGAGCCAGTATGCCCCAACTCAGCGACATCGAGGCCCTACCCGAGACGAATGGCAACCGGCTGGCTGAACTCCGCCGCCGCCGCCGGTGGAACCAGCAGAGGCTGGCAACTGAGTCTGGATACTCTCTGTCAGCCGTGAAGAAGTTCGAGCAGGGTCTGCGCAGCTTGGATCGCGCAGACGTCATCCTCCGCTTCTCCAAGGCGCTGGACTGCCACCCGACAGAAATCACAGGTCAGCCCTACATGCCCCCTGGAACCGATCACGACGGACAGGCCGCGGTGGCGGCCACTGCGGCCGTGCACCGTGCCTTACTGCGGCACGGCCGCCCCACCCGGCCCGCCGACGCGGAAGTCGCCCGCGTGGAACTGCCAAGCCTCCGGCAGCGCGTCGCAGAGGTGAACGGCTTGCGGCACAAGGCCGCGCTTGCGCGCACGGCCGAACTCCTGCCTCAACTCCTGCGTGACCTGCAGGTCGCTGCCGAGGTCAGCACCGGGAACGACCGCCGCGCGGCATTCGACCTCCTGACCTCCGGGTACGAGTGCGCCATGCAGTACCTGTACAAACTGGGGCGTACCTGGGATGCCACTCTGGCCACCGAGCGGGTGCTGTGGTCCGCGGAGGAGACTGAGGACCCGCTTCGAGTCATCGCCGCGAAGTGGTACGACGCCGGTGAGTTCTTGGCGATCGGCGAGCATGACGAGGCCGGCGCCATCATCGATGGCGCACTGACGGACCTGGGTGCGGTACGCGGCCACGGCCCCGAGAAGACTTCCCTCGAGGGTGCCTTCCACCTCAAGGCCGCGCTGAACCATGCGCGGGCTACGGACCAGAGGGCGGCCGACCGACACCTGAAACTGGCCGAGGAGGTGGCCGGAGAATTGGGCGAGGACCGCAACGACTACCAGTTGCAGTTCGGGCCCACGAACGTCGCTATCTGGAGTGTCACCCTGCCGGTGGAGATGGGCAGGGGCCGGGACGCTGTCCGGCAGGCGGAACGGGTGCGTGTGCCTGAGCAGTACGCGCCGGAGCGGCGCACGCAGTACCTGATCGACGTGGGACGGGCCCATTTCTACAACGGGCAGCCGGATGACGCGTACCGGGCGTTCATGGAGGCTGAGCGTCTAGCGCCGCAGCAGACACGTATGCACGCAGGTGTGAAGGAAACCGTCCGGGTGATGCGCCGTACGGCGAGGAGGACACCACACGACGAGTTCGCATTGCGTCTCGGCGTAGCCTGATTCCCCGGGGACACATTCTGTGTCCCTATGGTTACCCCCTGGTCTCTAGCGTCGGTGAGCACATTGATTGCTGACGTCTGATCAGGGGGTTCGCCGTGACTACCCTCCATACCCGTGCCTCATGGATGCCCCCGTCCGGTCCCCTGCCCGCAAAGGTGACGGTTGGTCGGCACTGGGACGCCGTCCGAGCCGACCGCCGCGTCGCCGAGCCGGCGCTCGAACTGCTGCTGCGGGGACGGTGCGGCTCGGTGATCCGGGACGACACCACCTACACGTGGCTCGTGCCGGTCGGGTCCACCCGGGACTGGCCGGTGTCTCACCTCGCATGGCGGATGGCTGCCGGCGAGGTGGCCGTGCCCCCGCCGCACCGCGTGCACCGGCCTGGCCCCCACTGGCGGGTGCCGTGGCGGCGGGGCCGCTACCTGACGGACTCGACCGTGCTGCGCCGCGCTCTGGGCGTAGACGCCGCTGGTCGTGGTGAGGAGCCGATCGACCAGCAGCCGCCCGCGCGGTGGACGCCACCTCCCGGCCCCGGGGTGACGACGGTGTCCGCAGGTGGCCCGTGGGACTGTGCACTGATTGCCCGGACGCTCGCCGAGCGGGTGATCAGCCGGCTTGGTGACCGGTGTGGGGCAGTGATCGCCGACTGGGACGACTACTACCTGCTACTCCCCCCCGGGGCCCGGCCGCACCTGTCATCCACCCCGCTCGAGGCCCGGGTGCTGGAACGGGGCTACCCGGTGCCCGTCCCACCGCCCCACCGCCGGCGCCCACCAGGCCCGTACTGGCGTGTCCCGCTGGGCAGCGGTCGGTTCCTCACGGACCCGACCCGGCTCCGCGCCGCAGTCGATGCCGGCCTCGAGGCGCGGAGGCGGGTCCGGTGACCGGGTGGATGCCGCCGGCCGGCGAGCTGCCAGGGCCGGTGGCGACCGGGGTGCGGTGGGACGCGGTGCGGGTCCGCGACTGGGCAGTGGTCACGGCGACGCTGGACCGCCTCGGCCGTGACACCGGCGCGGTGATAGCGGACGGCCGCACCGGGGCCGCCTACTGGATGGTCCCGCCGCACGCTGCCGACACCTGGCCGGCCATGCCCGACGTGACGGTGCTCGGCCCCGGCGACTTCGTGGCCGTCCCGCCGCTCCGGCTCACCCGCGGCCCAGGCCCGCACTGGCTCGCCCCGTTCTTCGCCGACGCCTACCTCACCGACCCGGACCGGCTGCGCGACGCCCTCCAAGCCGCCACGGCACCCGCCCGCGAGGCGGAGGCGGCGAGCGTGCTGCCCGGTCTCACTCCGGAGGAGCGCGCTCGCCGGGACCAGGTCCTGTCGGCCCGGCTCCGGGAGGTCAACCACCGCAGCACCACCGGGGAGGTGCGTCCCTGGTGAGGTACGACTTACCGACCCCACTGGCGACGGACGCCGACGCGGTCGCGGCCCGGCGATACGCCCGTGACCTGTGGCCGGAGCGGCTGGCCGAGCCCGGCCTGACGTGGGCCCTGGGGGTGTGCTGGCGGTGCCTGCGCGGCGGGATCTACGTGGCGTGGCTCGGGTCGGGATTGATCGGCTGCCACCGGGTCGCCCTGCACGCCTGCGCCGCATGCCGCCAGCACCTCTACACCGAGGTCCGCCGGCAGCACCTCGAGCAGACCACCACCCCCACCGCCCCGCAGGAGCCTGCACCGCCGTCGGGCCGGCACCGCAAACCCCGCCGCATCCGGCTCCCCGGCCTGCGCCCTGCTCAGCGGGACGCACCTTAGACCCCGCTCCCGTGCCGTGTCCTCCCACACTGCGCCGGCACGGGAGCGGGCACCATCACCCCCAAGAAAGGACCACCATGCGCGCCGACGACCTCTCCGACGACGAGTTGTTCGATGCAGTGCTGGGGCTGGCCGACGCGTCGGCCGTCATCCACGACCCGTCTTCGTCGGACGCCGACCGTGACGCCGCGATGGACCAGGCCGGCCAGATCGTGGACGGCCTGAAGTAACACCACCTGATCTCCGTTCCGGCCGGCCGGAACGGACCCACCGCGACCTGGCGGTGGGCCAGGTCCACTGGCACCGTCACGGCAGGAGGTGACACATGACACCGGACCAGCTCCTCGGAGGCGACGAGGACGACGAGATGCCCGACTCCGACGGCAAGGGCGGCAACCCCTCGCCCGGACACGAACACGACTGATCAGCGCGACGGACGGCCCCGGCTCATGACAGAGTCGGGGCCGTCCCATGTGACCTACAGAATCGGTAGGTCACTGCGTGGCCGTACGGCGAGGAGTGGATCATGCAGCGTGTGCCAGCACGACGAGGACGAGTCACGGTCTGGCGGATGGACCTCGGCCCCCGCGGGCGCGGCGTGCTCGCCTACGTGCCTCTGGCCACGGACGACCGCGGGTTCGGCGACACGGCTGTGATCGCCAGCGTTGCCGGCACCCCGGGTGAGGGCGCCGACCTGTTCCCCGTCGCCACCGCCGCTACCGGCTCGCTAACCGAGGAAGTCCTGGCCCGCTGGCTGATCTGCATGGGGTGGGCCGCACGGCTCACCAAGGCCCCCAGCAACGCGGACCTGCCGGACACCGAGTGGGCCGCGGAGCTGGCCCGCACCGTGCGCCTGGAGAAAAGCGCGTACGGGCACGAGGCGCTGGCCGTCGGCCGGATCGAGCTACCGCCGGACGCCATGGCGCAGGCCGCCGCACTGGTCCCCGTCCCCGCCTGACCCTAGCCAACGAAGCCCCCGCCGGGAACGTCCCGGCGGGGGCTTCGCGCTCTGTCGTTCCCTGTGCTCTCCGGGGAGCACGCGGTTGCGTTGAGACGGGCCGCGATGGCGTTGGATGGGTCAGGATGTGTGATCGCTCCGCAGGTCAAGGCGTTCCCGCAGGTCACGATGGGGTATCAGAGCGGGTTCAAGTCCCGCTCCGGGCACTCGGTGTGGTTCCAGCGCTTGCACAGGTCACGGCCGGTTCTCCGCCGGTCGTGACGCTGTTCATCACATCTTCCGGTGGGCGCGTGGGAACACCCGCCGACCACCCCGTCCCCAGGGCCGACCGGCCTGGGCGTGCGCGCTTCGGCGAAGCAGGAGAAGCCGGGGCGAACCGCGTCCCGGCGGTGGGCTGCCGGCAGGTGGCGGGCCGGGCAATTCGACAACCGACGGGCCCTGTGTCCGCGGCCGGACGGTCGTGGATGGCGTCGAGGAACAGTTGCCGACCGGCGGGTGAGGGGTTTGTGGCGCCATTGCGGGCGAGGCTCCGTTCGCCGATTCTCGATTTCCGCTCGAATGCCGATCGAGTAAGGCTGATCGCCGTTTGTGTCCGTCTGTTCCTGAGGTCCGGTCTGTTCCTGAGGTCCGTTCCTGGCCGCGGGCGGGAGGTCCGCGACGCTCCGTCGTGTCGACAGTGCCCCCGCCCGCCCGCCGCTCGCGTCAGGATGGGTGCCCTTGGCTTCCTCCCCCGCCTATGGGCGGGGGTTTCCAGCGGTCGCCCGCTGGGGTTCCTGCTTCACCGACGACTGCCCCGTCCGGGAGGACTCCCGTTGAGGTCTTACGCCGTCTCCACAGGCTGCTGCCGCCAGCCCGGCGGCCAGGATGTTGCGTGCCGCGTTCACGTCGCGGTCATGGGTGGCGCCGCAGTCGCACGTCCAGGTGCGGACGTTCAGCGGCAGCCTCTCGCGGACGGTGCCGCAGGCCGAGCACAGCTTCGAGCTGGGGAAGTACCGGTCGATCACGACGAGTTCGCGCCCGTACCAGGCGCACTTGTACTCCAGCATGGAGCGCAGCACCGTCCACGACGCGTCGGAGATGGCGCGCGCGAGTTTGCCGTTCTTCAGGAGGTTGCGGACGGTGAGGTCCTCGATCACGACCGTTTGGTTCTCACGGACGAGACGAGTGGTGAGTTTGTGCAGGAAGTCGCGGCGCTCGTGCCTCGGGTTGGTGATCTTCTCGCCGGTGGACAGCGTCACCACAGAGGTGATCCCGGCGTCGATCCCCACAGCCGCCGCGGTGGCGGGCGCGGGGGTGATGGTGTCCTGGCACAGCAGGGACACGAACCAACGGCCGGCCGCGTCGCGCGACACGGTCACCGTGGTCGGCTCCGATCCCCCGGGCACAGGACGCGACCAGCGGATGTCCAGCGGCTGCGCCATCTTCGCCAGCGTCAGCCGTCCGTCACGCCACGTGAACGCGCTGCGGGTGTACTCGGCCGACGCTCGGGACTCCTTCTTCGACTTCAAGCGCGGGTATTTTGCCCGCTTGGCGAAGAAGTTCCCGAACGCCGTCTGAAGGTGGCGCAGCGCCTGCTGGAGCGGGACGGAGGACACCTCCGCCAGGAAGGCCAGTTCCCGCGTCTTCTTCCACTGTGTCAGCGCCGCCGACGACTGCGCGTAGGAGATCCGGCGCCGCTCGACGTACCACGCCCGGGTGCGCTCCTCCAGAGCCTTGTTGTACACCAGGCGGACGCACCCGAACGTGCGCGACAGCTCCGCTGCCTGCTCGTCGGTGGGGTAGAAGCGGTACCTGAACGCCCGCTTGACCTGCCGCGCCAC